ACCGGGAGCCAAAGGGGTGCCCCCGTCTTCTCCTGAATCACTGCCACGCCGTTCCCGTCATATGCGCCTTCGCCCATCGCGGCCACGTCTGCGCGTCTCTGCCCGGTGTAAAGGGCGAGTGCATACCCGAGCCGCTGCCGACTCCCAACGGGCCATTTCTGCTCGAATGCGGCCTGCTCGGCCTCAGTCCATGCCCGATGCCCGATCAGCTCGGGCCGGAAGTGGACGCGGAAGGTTGGGTCATTCTCGATCCATTCCAGATCCAAGGCGGCCACGCACAGCTTGCGGAGAAGCCGTAGGACGGACTCCCCGGCATGGGGGCGGTCCGCGTAGCGCCCGATGATCTTCTTCACGTCGCCACGGCGAATGCCGTCGAAAGGCATCTGGCCAAAAGTCACGGGCGAGCCCTTGGCGACCGGGGAAGCAAGGAAGCGTTCTGCCACGCCGATCTGTTGTGTCTTGCTAGACTGGCGCATTTGTTGCCAGTCGGGGGTACGCTGGACCTCCAACCATGCGGCTCGGAGGGTGCGGAGGGATGGCGCTAGATGCCGCTGCCTGCCTCGGCGAACGCCGGCCACGGCCTCCTGATAGGCTTGCTGAAACTTGGGATCGCCGGGCTGACCGGGGAGGTCGCGGGACGGCAGCCCCTTGCGGCGGAAGCGGTAGCGCGTTCTGCCGTGCCGGTCGGTATAGGTGGTGACGCCGGGCGGAAGCATGGCCTAGGCTACGCTGTCCCAGGCATTCACGGAAGCGCCCAGGATGATGTTGTCCAGTGCCGCGTCGAGCTGGCGAATATCCCAAAGTACGCGGCCGTCTATCTTGAACGCCTTGGGCATTCGGCCGTCTTTGACCATCTCATCGAATTTGGTCGTGCCGACGCCCACATAGCGCGCCGCCTCAGAGAGCGATAGACCACGGCGCGGCTGCGGTACAATGTGAGCAATATCGGTCATGGCTGCACGGTTCTTAGGAAATCAACGCTGCGCTTTTTTCGCTGCTGCGAGCACGGCCTTAATTCCAGCCACCGCCGCCTGTTCTTCGTGCTCGGTCCATGCGGTTTCTTCGCTTCTGCACCCGACAACCATGATTGGGTTTCCCTCGTCATCGTCCCGACAGACCTCCCACTGGAAGTCCGGCAGCGCCTCGTTGCGGATGACGCGCCATCGCAGGATTTCTGCCTCCTGCAATTCAGCCAGTTTCAAAGATTGGACGAACGGGCTATCCATGAAGCTCGACCTCAATATTGTTTAGGAATAAGTCACGCGCTCTTGATGGCGTCTATCGCGTGGTCGAATTTGGCCATGATTTGATCTTTGACCGCGCCTGACGCGGCTTTGGCCCTGGCGTCGTCGAGTAGTTCCAGCGCTCGATCCTCGCATTCCTTTTGAAACTCAAGGAAACGCGGCGTCTGCATAACCTCCTCCATTAGCGCCTCGGCTTCCGCGACCGTTAGGCTGACGGTTGTCCCGGTGCCGCCACCAGAGACGCGGAGGCAGAACCATTGCCGGTCCTTGGACCACCAGTATTTGATCTTCTCGACATCGCCAGCAGGCTCTCCGCTATCGAATACCTGCCGCATCACGTCCCATGCCTCGTTGAAGCCGCACACGGAGTCGTCCCAACCGGGCTTCATTTCGCATAGGTGGTCGTTCAGGCGCGTGCTAAGCCGGTCACGCAGGCGGATCGCGGCGTCCTCGACCTTGTGAAGCCGCTCGATCTCGTCGGCGGTTTCGACGAAGCCCTTCTCGCGAAGGAAAGCCAAGTCCTCGGTGGTGTGGCGACCTTTCGGCATTTCACTTCTCCGTTGAGTACAATGTTTGTTTAGGATTACTCACGCGTTTCGTGCGCGAGGATCGCGCGTCCGATGAGTTCGGGGATTTGTGGGGCGACGGCGTTGCCAAGTGCTTTAAGGCGGTGTGCCCGATCGGCAGGCCCATCAACCATTCGCGGAATGTCGTTGACCTGATTAGGTCCTGGCGGCCACAATCCACTAGCTGATCGCAAAGGTTCGCCACATGAAGCCGCCCATTCTTCGCGCGGCGTGTGCGGTTGCCCAGCCCAGATTGGCCCTTCCAGTCTCGTGTCGTTGGGGTATGCCAATATCCAGACGCGCTCTCGGTGCTGGGTCGCGCCAATGGCGTCAACGCCCAAGACCTCCCACTCCGCGTCATACCCAATCTCGGCCAAGTCTCCGAGAACGACGCCAATCCCTCGATCAAGCAGTGCTGGGACGTTTTCCACGATTGCGAAGCCGGGTCGTAACTCGCCAATAAGTCGCGCGTATTCCTTCCATAGCCCGCTCCTGGCACCATCGATGCCGGCGCCGCGGCCGGCGATGCTGATGTCTTGGCACGGGAAGCCTCCGCAGATGAGGTCAACCCCAATTCCATCTGCTGATATGTGCTGCGCTGAAAGCTCTCGAATATCTGAATAGATTTTTGCGTCGGGCCAGCGTTGCGCAAGGAGGGATCGGCACCACGGATCGATTTCGCAGAACGCGACGGTTCGCATCCCGGCTCGTTCGAGGCCGAGGGAGAAGCCGCCAATCCCGCTAAAGAGGTCGAGGACATTCATTAGTTACCGATGTATCCAGCGTTGACGTCTCGGAAGCCGTGTGGTCCCCGCAGCTATCCAACCTTCGCTGCGGAGCCATGGGTTACAGAGCGCGACACGCCCGTTGGCCATGGGGAGTCTCAATCATCATTTGAAACAGACAGCGGCGACCAAGAGCAGGATCGCCATTGTTCTGGCCGTGGCGCGCTTTGACTCTCCGCTCACGTCTCTGGCCCCGAGCACCAAGAAGCCGGAAGCAAAAAGCACGAGTGCCCCGTACCCGATTATCGTTTCCGTCATCTCAGACCTCACGAGTGTTCAATCAGAAACCGCGCCGAAGAAACGAACTCGGTACGCGCCAGCGGTGACGTTCACGACGCCAGCAAGCACGTAGGCTGCATACCAGTAGGTGTCACCGTCGCGGACGTAGTGAGCGCCGGCAATGATGAAGACACCGATGGCCAGAACGTAAAAGGGATTCATCTTCGACCTCACGGTTGTCTGGCTGCAAGCGCGGTGGTCTGGACTGGCCGGAGATGGCGGGCAGGTCGCGACACAAATGGCCTCTCGGTTTCCCGCTCCTTGGTCGAACACACGACGATTCCGCAACCATCGGCGGGCGTCATTGCTCTGTGGGCCATGTGCTGCATCTCCGGTCAGTCCAGCGTTCAACTCAGGTTAATGCGGACTCGAATGCCCGCACCTTGTCCATGTCGGCAGCGAAAAAGGTCAGCCGTTTATCGGTGTGCCAGCAAACAATCGGGTGCTTCATGGCCATGCATTGCGGTCCACCAAGCTCAATCTGCTTCGCTTCCCGCAAGGCTTTTTCGGCATCCGGCCGGTCGTAGTCGCAACCAATCATCATGCCGACGCCTGGATTTGCGAAGTTGTGCACATGCTTCCCGGTCGGGAGAAGATCAATTGCCTGATCTGGGGTCAGAATAACTTTGTCGTCCTTCGCCATGCTCATTTCCTCAGCGTTTCTCTCAAGTTAACCGTTCGCTCGCAGGACAACCGTCCCGTCAAGACGCTTCTTGAATTTGGAAGTGCGCGAGCATGCAAAGCGCGAGGGCTTCTTGATCCCCAGGTGGCGCTTGCGAACACGCGCGACCTTCGCCTTTAGTTTTACGTCCAGGCGGGTCTTGCCCAAGTGGCACTCGTTACAAACCAGGGCGAGATTGCTTTCGCGATGCTGCCCGCCCAGGCACAGCGGGATGACGTGATCAAACTCACCGCGCAGCCTGCCGCCGATCTTCCGGGCGCACTGTTGGCAGTAGTCGTCAGACTTTTGCGCAATGCGGTCTTTGACGCGCGGCGGGATTGCCGCGTTGTCGTCTTTACCGATCCATTCATCTACGGCTCTCATGCCGCCCTCCCTGCATTCGCCTGCAAGGTGGCAGGGTCCGTGCCGATCATCTCGGACAGGATTTCCAGCACTGCGGACTTGCTTTCTTGGAATGTCTTGCGGTCCATTGATTTGAGCGACTGAGACTTGGCGGTGTAGATGGTCACGACGTTGCCGGCGCAGTCGAGGACGGCATAGGGATCGATCGGCTTGGTGAAGATCGCGAGTCTGTGCGCCTCTGCTTGGTTGGCGCAGACGACGGAGCGGGCGTGCGCGTATCCGGCTTTTATCAGGCAGTATTTCCGAAGATGCTCCGACGTGGGATAGAGATCGGCAGTACCTTCCGGAAGGTTGCGCCAAGCTTCCTCGATGGCCGCAAAATAATGATTGTGCGTCTCGCGTGAGCGCGGCTGCTCCACGGCCATGGGGTAGACATGCCCGGCCACGAACTGCCGTTCCGCCTGCTTGCGGAAGCGTCCATGCGGGCGCAGCACTTCGCCATCCCAGAGGCAGGGGAGCGGGGCGGTCATGCTGCGGCCTTCGCTTCGTATTGGTTGCGCAGGGCTGCTTCCTTCTTTTCCAACTCAGAGAGGAAGGCGCGGACCTCGGCCTCAATCGTCTCAATCACCTTGTCGTCACGCTCAACCCGCCTGACAAAAAGCTGCATAGCCGGCGGCATCCTCGGGTCGAACGAAACCCAATCGCACCATGCGCGCTCGGTGCAGGCCATCTGCCATTGCATCTGCTTGACGTACTTGTCCGCTATCGGCTCGCCCAAAAGCGTTTCGAGGTGCGTTGCCGTGTTGGGGCATTTGATTTCCACGAGGCCGGCGTCTTGCACGTAGCCGTCAGGGGATGCACCGCACATAGGCAGGGACGGGTGATGCACAAACCCGACCTGCATCACGTCGGTCTCGCAATGAAACTCGTAGGCGGCTCTGGCATTCGGCTCTTGCTCAGTGCCCCACCGCATGGCGTCATTGATGAATGCCGGCGCGGGATGGCCGGTTAGGCGCTCGACCAGCAATTCGGCCATGTAGTTCCCACGTGACGCGCCGTAGCCGCTCTTGGTCCTGGCGCACACGTCAGCAATACGGGATGCGGTCACCTTGCCGCAGCGGATTGCCAGCCACTCAGGCGAGCCCTGGATGAGTTCTTCGCTCATTGCCGATCCCTCTTGGCTTCCAGCGCCGCCACAGCGGCCTTGAACTTGCTGGCCGGCATGTCATCCAGCCTTTCGATCTTCATGTGCCGGCAGAAGCGGGGAATATCGCTCGCGGTCTCGACAATCAGGGCCTGCAGCGTGGCGAGCTGATCGGGGGAAACCAGTTCGCCGGTCTCGGACGCGCTGTTCCCGTCGTCGTCATCGCCAACGGCCAGATTGAAGATCATCTGCAGGAGATAGCGCCGGCCATAAGTGACGGCCGAGCCCGTCGCGTGCGTCTTGGTCATCACGTCGCCGCCCTTGGCGCCCTTGCCATCGGCTGGCATGTCGATCTGGTAGTGGCGCTTGTGGCCGTTCCGGTGCGACATGTCGCAGGTCACACGGACCATGTTCTCGGCCGCCGGCTCGGTGTTGAACGAAAGCGCAAAGCCGGCCTCGGTGTAGATCGGGCGCAGGATGCGGTCCAACGCGGCATAGGACGCATATCGGCTGCGCGTCTGAGAGTTGGCGGCGTCGGCGCGAATGCGGCGCAACTTGGATTGCGCGTCAGCCATCGCGGTGTCGAACTCCCGCTCCGCCTGCTTCGCCTCGACCTGGGCGCGCATTTCCATGAGCTGGCGCAGCTTGTCCACGTCAACCGCGGGGTCTCGGGCCTCGCGCTCGATCATACTGACGATAGCGCCAGCCTCATTCTGCATCGGAACCGGCTCGGCAGGGCCTCCCTGCCGCAAGGCAATAGCAGTCATTTTGCTTCTCCATACACGTTACTGGCGTCATCCATATCCGGCTCGATCTTCTGATTTGCCGCCGCCGCGATCTTGCGAATGTCCTGCGCGCACGCGCACAGCATGGCGAGGGCGAGTTGAACCCCGCTCCAGTCATGTTTCGCGGCGCAGTTGCGCGCGTGCTTCATGGCGACGGACTGGATATTCAGCTTGTCGCCAATCTCCAGAAGCCGGACGAGCACGGCCATATAGGTGTCGCCAGCGGGAGTGCGGGGATGACACGCCGCTGGCGACTTCATCGCAACGGGAACGCGGGAGGAGCGTGTCGCGATGAAATTCATTGGGGAAGCCCACCGATGATTGCCGCCCACGCAAATACGCAGGCGTCAAAGAGGGCGAGAGATACGAGGGCTATAAACTCGGGGAAGTAAGCGCGGAGGAGGGCTTTCATTGAGCCGCCTCCACCAGATCAAGGCCGCTGATGTGCTTGGAACGGAAGCGACCGTCCTTGCGCCATGTCGTGATTTCTGCGCCTTCGCTGTCGTGCAAAAGGCCGATGATGCTGTCGCCGTTTACGTCAGGCGCGGGGAGCACGGCGACGACCTCGACGCGCCAGCCGCTGCGGGTCCATGCATGAGTGCCGGGAGTGAACATCAGATGGCCTCTGCCGCTTTGATGGTTGAGCGGGTCTTTGAGGCCTCTCGACGCAGCAGATCGGCCATGCCGGAGGCGAGTGCTTTGGTTGCCTCCTCACTCGAAATCGAGGCTATGATGTCCCAAGTGCGCGCGCTCCGCTCGACGAGCCAGAGCAAGTGGTTTTCGTGCGGCGTCATCACGCCTCTCCCTTCGCTGGCTCTGCGCGGAGCCAAGCCGTGTAGCTGCCGTATTGCTTGACCTTTGCCGCCACGCGCGCGTCGTAGGCGTCATGCGCAGCTTTGAGGGTGACTGCGCGCAAGTGAAAGTTGCGCCGCTTTACGTGGTGATCCTGCTGCGGCGGCCCGAACATCGCCGCGAGCATGTCGTCTGCGCTGTCGAAGATCAGCGCGCCGTTCATGCGGGGGAGGGCGGGGGCGTGCATCACGCGGCCGCCTGCGCCATGACATCATGCACGGCGATGATCGCGGCGCGCTCAACACGCATGGGCTTCGTCCAACGCGAGCGCCACATGCCGCTGATAAGTTTGCGCACGAAGACGTGCCGCCCATCGCCAGCGTGCCCAACAAACTCGGCATAGGACCGGCCGTTGCGGCGGTGAGCCTGCGCGATCGTGATGGCTTGACCGGGGACGGCCTTGTCGATGGTGGTGAAGAGAATCGACCGGTTGTCGTTCGCCGCGTTCTGCATGTCCCGCCTCCCTCAAATCAGCATGGGAAGACTTTGCCAGCAGCAAAGCATACGGTCAAGGGGAAACTTTGCTGTAAGCAAAGAAATTTTCGGCGCGCTGATTTGGCTTAGGTTTTCGGCCTATTTGGCCTTGTTGCCCGGGGGTCTGGCGCTACCGAGCCTCGAAAGGGTGAGCGGGTCGAGGCCGGCCAGCTCACCCAATGCGTCCCTGGACGGGGGCAGGCGGTAGAAGCACTGGACGGGGATACCCAGGAAATCGGCTATTTCCTGCAAATACGCCTGGGTTGGGTTGGTTTTCCGCCGATTTATGAGCTGCGAAAGGTATCCCTCGTTGACCGTGGTTCCCTCCACAACGTCCCTGGGGCGCTTACCGAGCGCGCGAATCCACTCCCCGACGAATAGGGTGGCGGGTTCCCGTCTTTCGCCACGGGCGGGCCTCTGAGGGCGATTAGCCATGCCCCGGAGTGTAGCGGGGCCGAGCACGGTGTCATTTTCTGGCAGCAAAGTAACGCTTGACACTGTGACTTTGCTCATGGCAAAGTCTCCACATGGAAGGCAAAGACCTACTTGCTGCATTCATCGAGCGCACGAAAGAGCGCCAGGCGACTTTCGCCCAGCGCATAGGGTGTAGCCCTAGCCATTTGAACCTGATTTTGGCCGGAAAGCGCGGGTGCTCGCCTAAACTGGCGAAGCGCATTTCGGAGGAGTCCAACGGCGAGGTGCCGTTCGAGGCACTCCTGCTCAGGCACCAGACGGAGGCCGCCTAATGCGCGACCTCGGGCTGCAGCCACGGCACATCGGAATTGGGCTCGGTCGCGATGGCCATGCACACCCTGCCTATGTCGGCAAGCCTGTCCATGCGCATGATGACCGTGTACTCGACCCGCAAGCTGCCCTGCCGTTCCGAAGCGACGTAGAGGCGCACGATCCCGCCTCCCAAGGGTTCCACCCGCGCTATCTCTTCCACGTAGTATTCCGGCTCGTTCCCCGTCTCGAAAATCTGTCTCGCGCCAGCGGGCATTGTCGCCTCCGCGCTCAAACGTGTCCGAAGAAGTCAGGTTATAACTTTGAGATAAATCGGCACGCGCGGGAAAGTTGCTGGAAAGCATATACACGCTGCTGGTTACCCAATACCAGAACCCTTGCAAGCGCTTACCGTCCCGCACAACCGTTAACCATGTTGATGGATGGTTTGTCGCTGTGGACGGCGGGGAAAAGACCGTCGGTCGCGAGTTCGTTACTTGCGGGGGCGCGGCCGTGAGTACGCAAGACCTGTTCACCTGGACACCGCGCCCCCAGAACTGGCGGCCATCAGACCCGCCGACCAGCAAAGCTGCTGGCATCTCCGCGCAAGCCTTCGCGGCGGATCACCATCAAGTCATCCTGTCCGTGTTGCGCCACTCGGGGCGGCCGATGGCCCCGGAAGAAATCTCGGATGCGCTCGCCTTCGCCTATGAGCGCGGTCGCGTATCCATCACCCTCGACAAAGTGCAGGTCTGCAAGCGCGTTGCAGAGCTGCTTGACGGCGGCGCGGTCGAGAGGACCGCAGAGCAGCACGTGAATCGCTCAGGGCGCAAATCTTTCCGCATTCGGATCAGACCACCTCAACCAAATGAGGCGGCATCCTCCACCTTAGCGAGGCTCGAATAACAGCGGGGCTGTAATCGGTCTGACCACCGATCAGCGGCCGCAAATCTACCGGTTCTGAACAGCCGGCGAAGAACAAAGCACGAGCCTCCGCACTAAGCGGCGGCAGGTTAACTAGGGGCAAGTGGCGTACCTCGTCCATGTGCAAACACTAGGACGGGAGAGTTCCATGAGGTTGGAAAAGCGTTCCATGCGTGAGCTTGTGGCAGCCGTGGCAGGCCCAATCCTGCCGGAAGACAACCGCGAGAGTTGGTTGAGGCGTGCAGCCCGCAATTCGGGCGCATCCTATAGGCAAGCGAAAGCATTGTTCTATGGCGAGATCACTGACCCGCATCACCGTACAGTTTCGCTCTTTCGAGAGGCAGCCGGTCGAAATGAAGCACGCAACCTCGCCAGTCAATTTCAAAGCCTGGCTAGCGCGCTCAACGTCGCAGACCCGGATTTTCATCGGGACACGATTGCTGCGCTGCTCGGCGCGGCTCGTGCATTGGGCAGTTTGGATAGCGCCAGAACTGAGAGGGTAAGGGAATGCGCAGCGAATGGACTGACGAGCAAAATGAGAGACTCCGGCAAGGATTAGACGCCGGGATGGGCTATGGCGAAATCGCGAGGATCATGGGCCGATCACATGGCGCGATCCGATCGCAAGCTTGCCGTCTGGGCATCGGTCTGGAATCGCGCGGGATAACGGGCTCAGAATGGCGCATCCGCCGGCTCCTGCGGCAAGCGAACCTGATGGCCGACGCTGACGCTAAAGATAGCAACCCGAGGCAGGACGCGGCATTCCAGGCCGCCATGCGCAAGGCCATTGCGGAAGGCCTTGAGCACGTTGAAGAAGGCGTGAGCCTCGTTCCCTGCACAGAATATCCGGTTTTCGTCCGACCGCAGACGATCGCATTCAGCCGCTCGCCGTCGCTGATGTGCGCTGAGACCGGAAGCGCCTGAGCGCGCGTCCCCGGACTACCAGTACCTCACCGCGTACCCGTAAATCTGACCTTTTGGAGTGTGCCATGTCCGATCCGGGACCGGGACACAATAGCTCCGTGCCGCGTGAGCAGTTGAAATCCATCATCGAGCGCGTCGAAAAACTGGAGGAGGAGAAGAAGCAGACAGCCTCAGACATTCGCGACATCTACGCCGAAGCCAAGGGCAACGGCTATGATGTGAAGGCGCTCCGCACCATCGTGCGTATGCGCGCCCAGGACACCGACGAGCGGCGCGAGCAAGCTGCGGTGCTGGAAACGTACATGCACGCGCTCGGGATGATCTGAGGGCCATGGGCAGGACTCTGGTTCACACCGGCATGTTAAACGACGACGACGTTCTTTTGATGAAACCGAAAGAGCGTTGGCGAAAGTTCGTCGCGTGCGTCGTTGCGAAAGAACAAAACGAATTTAGCCGTTTTGTCCGGCACCTTAAGGGGAGCCGTGTCGGGTCCACACAATGGAAGACATTGCGCCGTTCTGTATTCGAGCGTGACGACTTCACTTGCCGATACTGCGGTCGTCGCGGCGTGCGGCTCGAATGCGACCATGTGCACCCTATTTCACGCGGCGGCTCAGACGATATGGCGAACCTAGTGACGGCCTGCTTCCGGTGCAACAGGTCCAAGAGAGACAAGACCGTCGAGGAATGGCGGGGGGCAGAATGAGCCGTTGGTTCCGCTTCTACGAAGAATCCTTGAACAATCGGAAGGTCCAAGACCTGCCGCCGGACCTGTTCAAACATTGGGTCAATATCCTGTGCATAGCCTCAAAGCACGGCGGCCTCCTGCCGAGCTTGGCTGACGTTGCCTTCGGCCTGCGGGTATCTGAAAACAAGGCGGCGCTCGTGGTCGCTGGGCTGGCCAAGCGGGCACTACTCGACCCGGTAGAAGGTGGTTACTTCAAGCCGCATGATTGGGACACGCGCCAATACAAGAGTGACGTTTCAAACGAGCGCGTGAAACAGCACCGGCAACGTAAGCGTAACGCCGAGTGTAACGTTACACATGCTATTACGGTAACGCCCCCAGATACAGAGGCAGAAACAGATACAGAGCCAGAGGCAGACCAACGTACCTTAACCTCACTCCAAATTACTACCTCAGAGGGGAAGTTTTGCGAAAATGTGAAGGCAAAGCGTAGGACTCCACCAAGGCATTGCGCCGTCTCTCGCGACAAAAAACACGTCTACATCGAAACAAACACGCCTGAGTGGGAGGCTTATGCCGCGGATTTTCGAGCGGTCCACCGGCAGGAGCCGCAACCAAACTCGGACGGCGGAAAGTGGTTTAACGCCCAAGGGGAGGCCGCATGACTGTCCCCGGAACTTCAAACGGCAACTATCTAGGAGGTCTAAATGGCGGATATTGGCAGGCCGTTGCGCAGGCACAAGGTTATTCCGCTCAAGCAGCCAATCTCTCCCACATGGGAGCCCTCAGCACCCTTGCCCAACAAGCAGCAGCCGCTTCCCGCCCTTCCATCGAAGACGCCGGAATTAGAGCCGGGGAAATAACTGCCTTCCGCGCTTGGGTTTGGAAGGACGGCCTGCTGCACAGTATGGCCGCGCAATTTGTATGGATCCCCGGCGCGATAGTCGAAGGCGACCCGTCTAGCGGATTGGGAGTTCACGCTTTCAAAACGCTTGGCGACGCCGTTGGCCAGTACGGTTTCTATGGCGACACGAGGCTCCCTGTCGTGTTTGGCACGGTCTCTCTGTGGGGAGACGTAATCGAGCATGAGAAGGGCTATCGAGCCGAGTTCGCCGCGATTGAATCGCTTGTGATGGCGGTTCCCGGACCCGTTGGTCATCCGCGATGGAAATTCTGGAAAAAGCCGAGGAACGCTCTTGCCGAGGCAAGACGAGCCTATGGGCTAGGGGAGGCCGCCTAATGCCGCGCAAGTCTCAGGCTCAGCGTGTGCGTGTTGTGGATGACCTCGGCCGCCCGACACCGGAGCGGCTTCGCCATGCCGGTACGGATTTTGAGGTTGCGGACGGGCGAGGCTCGGCTGGAACGGTCACAATGCGTGACTGCCCGCTAGAGCGCGCAAAGAAGCGAAATCAGATCACCGACAAGGAGTACCAGGCGGCTCTCAAATTTCGGCACCATTGGTGGCATGGCGGAATGGCCGGGCAGGTTAAGTCATTGGACCTGAATCAAGTTTTCGCGCGCGACTTGGCTGGCATGGGCCACATGGCCAAGACGGAAGCGCAGGCCTTCCATCGCCAGAAATACCGGGAGGCATGTGAGTTGTTGGGCTTCCGGCCCGGCTTTATCGTGTTGGCGACGGTGTGTGACGAGGTGGAATTTGAGATTGCCGGCCGCAAATTGGGCTTTGAGAATGACCCACAGGCCAGAGCTGCCGCCGTTACCCTTCTACAGGATGGCCTCTATCGTTTGGCCAACCTGTGGGGGATTTGAAACAACCACTTGACCGCGTTACGCGAAGCACCCCTATATTCGGTATCTTGGTGATTTGCGCCAAGATGATCCTCCCGGACGCTCGAAGGCGGGTTTCGCTTTTTCGGGCACAGAATGTCACACGTGGAACGTCTCCGCGCCCAGATCAAAACCGCGATCCGACGCGGCGACATAGCGCAAGCGCTGTTCATCGCGGGGGTCATCGTGCTGCTGCCGAGGGAATACAGGCAATGATCCTGACGGCCGCCAAGCGCAGGGAAATGGCCAAGAGCCAGTTTGCCGGGCCGGGCAGGTCGTTTCCCATTTCTGATGCCAATCACGCTCGCTTGGCCATCTCAGGCGCAACCCGCTCCGAGCACGCGGGCAATATCAGCAGTGCGATGGCCGCCGCGATCAAAAAACGCGCCAAGGCAAAACTGGCGGAACTGAAATCTTAATCGGAGGCGGGGCCTCAAACGCCCTGAGCAGCCGTGAAATCGAAATCAATCAAAGAGAATCAAAATGCCTCGCGGAGGTAAGCGCGAGGGAGCAGGGCGCAAACAGGGGTCATTGACCGTCCGCACCCGCAAGGTTGCTGAGCAGGCCGCCGCAGAGGGCAAAACGCCGCTGGAGGTCATGCTCGACAACATGGTGCATTTCCAGAAGGTCGCTGTGAGCGCAGAGGCCGCAATCGAGAGTCTGTCGGCAGATCAAGCGGCCATGGACGGGTTGAACCTGGAGGCGCAGTTCAAGAAGCTGCTGGCCGAGGTGAAAAAGGCCGCAGGCTTCCGGCAAATGGCTCACGAGTGCGCGCGGGACGCTGCGCCATACATTCACCCGCGCTTGCAGTCGATTGCTCACACGGGCGAAGATGGTGGTCCTGTGAGGATCACATTCAGCACCGTGTACGAGAAACAGTCATGAGCGAATTGTTTGTGCCCAAGGGCTACCAAGTATTCGATAAGGCCACCGGGAATTTGGTCGCGACCGCTACGCGGGATATCTATCAAGGCGACGTTCTCACGGCAGAGCAATGGATTCTGCCGGATGGCACACATCCAAAGCCGGGAGATAGGTTCCCCGCCGCTATGGAAGATTTGCGGCTGAATGGCCCTAACCATTGAGCGGCGGATACGCTGTTATCAGCGCCCGTTTCACGAGTACCTAGTCACAACACCTTCAGCTCGGGCCATCGAAATTGCTCACAGGCGATGGGGCAAGGATGAGGTGGCGCTAGCGGCTGCGTGCGAACTGGCGCACCGGAGGCCCGCATCCTACTGGCATTGCCTGCCGGAATACGCTCAGGCTCGAAAGGCGCTCTGGACAGCGGTCAACGCCCACACGGGCAAGCGGAGGATTTTGGAGGCGTTCCCTGCCCCGCTGATTGAGAACATGAATGAACAGGAGATGTTCATTCGGCTCAAATGCGGGTCTACCTGGCAACTCATTGGATCTGACCGTTACGACGCCACGGTTGGCGCCGGTCCGGCGGGTATCGTCTATTCAGAGTGGGCTTTGGCCAACCCATCAGCGTGGGCCTATCACCGGCCGATGCTCGAGGAAAACAAGGGATGGGCGGCCTTCATCACGACCCCGCGCGGGCGCAATCACGCCCATGCGATGTACGAGATGGCCAAGGGAAACCCACGCTGGTTTGCCGAGGTCTCGACGGTTGCGGACACAGGCGCGCTGAGCACGGAACAGTTGGCCGAGGCAAAGGCCGAGTATATCGCGCTTTATGGCGAGGACGTAGGGCTCGCTCAGTTCGAACAGGAATACAACTGCTCCTTCAACGCGGCGATCCTGGGCGCGTTCTATGCCCGGGAGATGTTGGCGGTTCACCGGGAAGGCCGGATCGCAGAGATTGAGGCGGTCAAGGATAAGCCCGTCCACACCGCATGGGACATCGGCCGGCGAGATGACACGGCCGTCTGGTGGTTCCAGGTCGTCGGCGCGCAACTGTTTATCCTGGATTGCTATTCCAGTCCGGGTGCTGGGCCTGACCATTTCGATGTTGTCAAGGCGCGCTTTGAGGAGCGCGGCTGGAAAAAAGGGGTCGATTTTGTCCCCCATGACGCAAAGGTCGAGGAGTGGGGCACGGGCCGAACTCGCATCGAGACGATGCGCAGTCAGGGCCTTAATCCGCACCTGTGCGCAGACGCGAGCAAACTAGACGGCATCAACGCGGTCAGGCTCACCCTGCCGCGCTGTGTGTTTCATCCGCGATGTGAGGCGGTTGGGATTGCCGCGCTGGAGCAATACCGGCGCGAATGGGACGACGAAAAGAAGACGTTCGGGACGAGCGAAGTCCATGACTGGACCTCGCACCTTTCGGACGCCATGCGCTATCTGGCGCTGAGCTGGCGTGTGATCCCCGAGGCCGTTGTGGAGAAGCCGATGGCTCCGCCTCCCGGCAAGATCAAGCCGCCGCCCGTGCCTGAGCCGTCACGCGCAAGCCGTATCAGGATTTGAGCCGACCATGAAGCCCATCGCGATCGCAATCATTGTTTTGGCCAGCACTTGCACTGACCTCGCAATCCTCGCCGCCGGTGTATGGCTGACGTTCTTTCTCGGCCATTCGTTTTGGTGGTGGATATTGGTCATCGTGCTTTCTTGGGGCGAGACGGTTGCATCTTACAAATTTGTTAATGCGGTGAACGGGGCTCAAATCACCATGTCGGGCGAGTCGGAATAGGCGCATAATGGCAGACGACACCGGCCCTCTTGCAGAACAAGAGGCCAGAGAAGCCATTGCAGCCGGGGAAGCCAAACCCTGGCTCGACATGCTCAAGGACGCGGAGAAGGCGTTCCAGACCTATCAGGACAAGTGCGACAACATCGACCGCATGTATGCCGATCTGGAGCGGCAGGCGAACGTGGGTCGCGACCGTGAATTTGCGATGTTCTGGGCCAATATGCAGGTGCTTGGCCCGTCGATTTATGCCCGGCCTCCGGTTCCGGTCTGTGTGCCGCGGTACAACGTCAGGAAGCCGCTTCCGACCGTCGCCAGCGAGTTGCTGGAGCGCGCGACAAGCTATGTCTTCAGCGCGGAAGACATCGATCAGACCATGCGCCTGGTCCGGGATGACGTGAATGCGTCAGCCCGTGGGGTGATCTGGGTTCGCGACGATGACGACGACCTCGGGCTGTGCATCGATCATGTAGACCGCAAGGATTTCCTGCACGGTCTGGCCCGCAAGTGGGGCGAGGTGCCGTGGGTCGCTCGTCGGAGCTGGCCGGATCGGGAAAAGGCCCGCAAGCGGTTCACCAAGAAGGATGCTGAGGGCAAATTCATCATCGATCAGGCGTATTTCCAGATCGATCAGGACGCCAAGCGGCTAGGTGCGACGGACTCGACACAAAAGGTTGGGATTTGGGAGATCTGGCACAGGGAAGAAAACAAGGTCGTCTGGGTCACGGAAAACGTCGAGCAGGTGCTTGACGAGTCCGAGCCGTATTTCGACCTCGAATCCTTCTTCCCGTGCCCGAAGCCTGCCTATGCAACGGTCCAGCGCCGGTCACTGATCCCTGTTCCAGACTTCCTGTTCTACAAGGACCAACTGGAGGAAATTAACGAACTCACAGCCCGTATCGGGGCGCTTTCCGAGGCCCTGCAGGTCAAGGGCTTCTATCCGGCCGGGACGGGCGAGATTGGCGACGCCATCGAGGCGGCGATCAACACCAACGATAACCGGCGGATCATGGTGCCGGTGTCCAACTTTGCGGCCTTCGGAGGGGCCGGCGCAAAGGACATGATCGTCTGGCTGCCGATCGACATGGTGGCCACGACCATTACGCAATGCGTCCAGCTTCGAAAGGAGTTGGTGCAGGACGTTTATGAGATTACCGGGCTGTCCGACATCATGCGCGGGCAGACCGAGGCCAGCGAGACGCTCGGCGCGCAGCAACTCAAGACGCAGTTCGGTCAGGTCAGGATCAGGGACAAACAAGCCGAGTTGGTCAGGATCGCCCGCGACGTGGCCCGCATCGTAGGCGAGGTCATTGCGGAGAAATACCCGTCCAAGAAGCTGGTTGATATGTCGCAGATGGACATTCCCAGCGACGCGGACATTGCGAAACAGGTCAAAGGTCTTGAGCAGCAGGTTGCCAAGATCAAGTCAGACCTGCAGCAGGCCCAGAGCGACCCGCACGTCCAGCAGATGGCCCAGCAGGCACCAGACAAGGCCAACCAAGTGCTACAGCAGGCGCAGGGGCAGATCGCGACACTGGAAAAGCAGATCGCGGCGCTGAATGAGAAGCCGACCGTGGAGAAGGTCACGGAGCTTCTCAAATCGCAAAAGCTGCGGCCGTTCGTGTTGGATATCGAGACGGATTCGACCATCCAGCCCGACGAGGATGCGGAAAAGCAGCGGCGGTCCGAGTTCCTGCAGTCCTTGGGGGGATTGCTGCAGCAGTTGGCTCCGCTCGTGCAGCAGAGCCCGCAGAGTGCCGGGTTTGCGGGTGCCGTGCTCAAGTTCGGTCTAGCACCGTACCGCGCCGGGCGTGAGTTGGATCAGGCTGTTGACGACTTCGTGCAGCAGATGCAGTCGGCCCCGCCGCAGCAGCAGCCGAACGGGGACGCGATCAAGGCGCAGGTGGATCAGCAGCGGGTGCAGATCGACGGACAGCGGCTGCAGTTCGAGCAGCAGCAGCACTCGGATGAGATGGCCTTGCGCCGTATAGAAATTGAGGCGAATGCGCAGGTCAACCAGGCCAAGATCGCGGCAGATACCGAGCTGCGCTGGCGCATGGCGCAGTTGTCGTCCCTGACCTCGATTGAGGTGGCCAGGATCGGGGCTAAGTCGGACAGCGATAGCCAGCAGGTCAGTGCGAGGCTTGAACAGGCGCTTCAGTTCAACGATCAGGCCCACGAGCAGACGATGCAGTCCGCGGAGCAGCAGCACGAACAGGCGTTGGCGGCGCAGGATCAGGTGCATCAGCAGCAAATGGCCGCCCAACAACCAGAGCCGGCGGGGGCCGAATAATGCCGGCCATCACGCTCGTCTCTAGCGGCGGAATACCGGTTTCCGACGCGCCCTTGGGCTATGGGGCGCCCGTTGATGTTGTGGCGTCAGGCGGGATTCCTGCGGTGCTAGTATCATCGGGTGGGCTGCCAATCGCTCGCGGGTCGTCATGGCTTCCCGAGGGCGCCACGCTCTTTGCCGACATTCCCAACGGTCACTATTTCGCAGCCGGCGCGGTGCAGCCGGACTTCACGACATGGCTGTCGGCAGCCAGCGCGACGTTTACCGGCCCCTCCGGGCGTTATCTGACCAACAGCTCCAATCTTTTGGCGACCGTTGCTGCAAACGTCCCGAGGATCAGCTACCTCGGCGGTGTGCCGTACTTCCTGTACGAGCCGGCCGCGACGAACGTGATGACGCAGTCCAACACGTTTTCGTCTTGGATCGTCCAGCGCGCGACGTTGACACAGGGCATGTCCGCCCCTGATGGCTCTGCGGCGGCGTGGCGTTTCGCGGAGGATACGACCAACAGCACGCATCTCATGCAGAGGCAGTTGAGTAGCAGCGCCGGGCCGGTTGCCGTCTCAATTTGGGTGCGCAAGTATACCCGTAATTTTATTTGCATGAACGACAACGCTGGCCACGACCTTTACCTCGATTTGGTCAACGGCACCTACAACGACGTTTTCAGTTTCTACACCACGTCCGCGCCGGTCTTGTTTGGTGACGGCTCGCGCCGGTATTCGTATTCGTTCAACGCGGCGACAGGCCAGTTCATCAACATATTCCTCGCGTCAGCGAGTGGCGTGAAGAGCTACCAGGGAGATGGTGCCGGCGCCGCCGATATCTTCGGCGTGCAGGTCGAGGCCGGTTTGGTCGCGTCGTCGTACATCCCCACGACCGCCTCGACCGTCACCCGCGCCGCCGAGAGTGTGAGCGGACTTTCCGCGCCGGGAAGCCTCACCGTCACATTCGATAACGGCTCGACGCAGGTCATTTCGGCTGCGAACTTCGCCAACCCTACGAACATCAACCGGCGCCTGATCAAGATCATCGCGGCATGAACACGCTCCTGAAGTTTGCCAATCGCGCCGAGGCCATGACAGCCATTGGTGACGAGTTCGAGCGCCGCACGGCCCTGAACGTCGGCGGTGATAACGAGGAATCCATCCGGGTCATCACGACAGAAGCCGTTTACGACGACGGAGACCCGACGACACTTGTATCGCCTGCGGTTCTGGCGCCGGGCTTCTTCTGCTGGCTTTGGGGCATTCCGGTCCCGGCCGAACTACAGGCGCATGCGGACGCCGCAGCGCAGGCCGCCAATGGCGCACACGTCGAGCCTGTGGTTCTGGGCGACGACACGCCATGAGAAAGCTGCCGGCATGGATGATCGTTCGTGACGCGCTGCCTTCGTTCATCGTGACCTACGCGCACATCCTGTTGCGCAACGGCAATCATCTGATGCTCCGCTCGGGTGGAAGGCTGAGGCGCCGTCATGGTTGATTACGAGAACCAGGCCGACGCCACCGTTGCAGACCTACCGAATGTTGGCCCTGTCACCGGCTCGGAATTGCTGTATGCCGACAACGGCTCGGCTGATGTCAATATCACGACGGGCCAGATCAAGGCCTATACCAAGACGGGGCTTGCTGCTGGCGATATTGCCGGCCTTGCCGCCGTGGCTACGTCAGGCGCGGCGAGCGATGTGTTGGGCTTTACCGCTGCCGCGGCGGCTGCTGCGGATACTGAGATTGCTGCTAAGGCTGTGAGGTTTGATGCTGCACAGAGCCTTACGGCCGGGCAGGAGCTTCAAGCGCAACAGAACGTGGGTCTTAGTCCTAGTGATACGCCGACGTTCAATGGCCTCACCAGCAACAAGATCATTAGTGCAGTTGATAACACAGCAGGCGCACAGCTACAGGTTAGAACTTCTTCGGGAAGTTCCAGCGCTGGCATTCTGATTGGCCAGGGCCTAGGCGGCGGCGACCTGGCTGTAAAACAGACCTCAACCGGGCTTGTCACTGTTCGTAATAACGGCGCTGCGGACCAGGTGCAGTTCTTCGATAAGGCTGGTCACAACGTCATGTCGCTCGTTGGCGACGCAGCAAATCCTTCAGTCAGCGTCCCTTTCACTCTTGCCGCGCCGAACGTCATCCGCGTTGACGTAGTACAGACGCTTACCACTACGCAGAAGTCCCAAGGCCGCTCTAACCTCGGGTTGGCTACTGTAGCCGCTTCAGGCGCTTATTCAGATCTCACTGGTAAGCCCACACTAGGCACTGCGGCTGCGCTCAACGCGGGCACGACTGTTGGCAATCTGGTCCAAGTGCAGACCGGAGGAAAGCTCCCGGCGCTTGATGGGTCTCTACTGACCAACCTACCGTCAGGCGGCAGTGGTGGTTCGCTCTCAGACACAGACCGCCGGAACATTGCGTTAGAGCGCATTTATCAAGCCAAGCTATTCGGTGCGGTTCGGAGGTTCTTGGGCGCGGCTGCTGACGGATTTGCCGATAGCAGCGGCATAGTTGCCGGTTCATCGAGCGGTTACTCGCCGGATACGAGCGGCAAGAGGGTTTTACCGTCAATTACGGTTTCAACCTCTTATGCGAACACTGGCGGCACAGGCAACCGAACAGGAATTATCTCTGTCTCAGCGACGATCGGAACCGATACCGGAGCAATCGCGAATCTTGTTGACGGCAGTTATGCCGCCGCGAGTACCAATGCATGGGCCGCAGCCAACGGCGCAAGTGTCGCTGGTACATATATTCGTTTCGATTTTGGCTCCGCCGTCGTCATCAATGAAGCGAAGTGGTATCAGAACGCTGCGGTCGGGCTCGGCACATGGAAGTGGCAAGGCTCTAATGACGCCTCGACGTGGACAGATATCGGAACGAGCTTCACCCTCGGAGGCGCGACGACGCAGACCCAAACGTCGCTTAATGCAAACGTTACCTCATATCGCTTCTACCAGCTTCTCGGTGTCTCTGGAACGTCGGCCAATACGGCATGGAACACTGAGATTGAATTCAAGATCGGAACTGCCTCGCCGAACAATATGATTCTCGTTACTACGGCTCAGGCCGCCGACGTAAGCGCGAGCAATGCCCGCGCTTTGTTGGAAATCGACAACACTGCCTCGGTTTCGCTGTCCTCGCCTGATTTGACAATTGAAGTGACCTGCGATGGGGGCGCAAACTGGACGACCGCAACCATTCCAAGCAACGCGTTTGCTGGCAGCGGACAAAGTGGCAGGAAAGTTGTTGAAACGGACGACATGGCCTGTACCGCAGGAACGTCCGTCCAAGCGCGCGTGAAGACCTTCAATAATAAGAACATTCCGATACACGGCATATCCTGTAGCTGGCACTAGAACCAGATGGCCCAACGTTTCTGCAAGATGTGCACAGGCTGGCACGCTCTCTCCGAGCCGTGGCCTCTGGCCTGCATCAAGATTGAGCCTGACAAGAGCGCGCCGTTCCGCATTCACGTCATCTCCGACACGATGGCACCGGTCCAAGGCCAGCACGACGGCAAGATGTACGAGTCAAAGGCAAAGCTTCGCGCATCTTACCGGGCGCATGGGCTCGTCGAGGTGGGGAACGACCCGGCCAGGTTCAGGCGGCCATCGGCAAAGATCGATCGCCGGCAAATTCGCGCTGCGCTTGAGCGCGCAAAGTCTCGCGTTGCACTGACCTCCTAACCACAGCCTCTCAGAAAGGCCAGCCATGTCAGACGTGAACGGAGCGGCCCCCGCCGCAGCCGAACAGCCCTCTATGCCTGCCGAACAGGTGCAGCCGCCGGCTCCCATCGAGTCGAGCGGCCCGCAGCCTGAAGCAACCCCCGAGCCGAAAGCCGAGCCCAAAGCGGAGGCTAAGACCGAAGCCAAAGAGAAGCCGTCGTCGTCCATCTCCGAGGCGCTGAAGAAGGCGGACGCCAAGGCCAAGGCAGAGCCGGCGAAGGATGCGCCCAAGGCCGACGCCAAGACTGAGGCAAAGACCGAAACAAAGGCCGAGCCGAAGGAGGTCAAATCCGAGCCGGCGCGCGGCGAGGGCGGCAAGTTCGTCTCAAAGGATCCAAAGCCCGAGGCCGACGCTCAGCCGTGGCGCGAGACGCCCAAGCGGTTTTCGGAGGATGGCAAGCGCGAATGGGACAAGGCCCCCGATTCCGTCAAGGCAGAGACGCACCGCGCCATTCGCGAGCTCGAAAATGGGATCAACGAGTACAAGCAGAAATACGAGCCGATCAAGCAATACGATGATCTGGCCCGGCAGAACAACACGACCGTCAAGGACGCGCTGGACCGCTACACCACGCTGGAAAAGCAACTGACCAGCACCAACCCGAACGAAAAGTGGTCGGCGCTCCAGAAGGTGTTCGATTACGCCGGCATCAACGTGCGCGAGTTCGCTGCACAGATTGCCGGTGTCAGGCCCGATCAGGTCTCGGTTCATGCCGAGCAGCAAATGCAGCAGTTACGCAACGAGAATGCCGCGCTTCAACGCGAGCTTGCAGGCTACAGGACCGAAAAAGAGCAGACCTTGATGCAGACGGTTGACCAGTTCGCCGCGCAAAACCCGCGCTTTGACGAACTGTCTTCCAAGGTCGCCAAGCTGCTCGAAAGCGGTCTCGCTGAGAATTTGCAGGAAGCCTACGCCATGGCGGATCGGCTCATACCCGCCGCCAAGCAGGCTCCTGCACAAACCCCGGTCACACCGGAACCCGCGGCTCATACCCCGGCAAAGTCTGTCACTGGCTCACCGTCGCCCGGCTCATCCCCGGCAACGCGCAAGTCATCCAACTCCATCAAAGAGGCCCTCCAACGCGCAATGGCGCAGGCGGGCTGACAACCCATCCGAGGTTATAAATGGCAATCAATCCGGTTGCTCATTACCAGCAGGTCTTGAGCATGGCCCTGGAAGACCGCTCTGCGGGCTACCAGGACCTCGTTTCCAACTCGAACGCGCTCCTTGCCATCATGCGAAGCAAGGGCCTGTTCAAAGAGTACAGCGGCCCTCGCATTCGCGAGACGCTGCAAATCGCGAAGCCGTCCGGCCAGTGGTACTCGGGGTACGACTTCCTCGACGCCGCGCCGCTGGAACTGTTCAACGACGCCTACTTCACGCCGAAGATGGTGGCCGTTCCGATCACCCTGTCCTATGAGGAAATCCTCAACAACCAGGGCAGCAACGAACTCATGAACGTCATGGAGTCCTACATCGGTGCCGCCGAGCGTGGGCTTCAGGACACCATGGACGTGGCGATCCAGTCCGACGGCACGGCGAACAACGGCAAGCAGTTGACCGGCCTCAAAACGGCCGTCCCGACTGTCACCAACTCGGGCACGTATGGCGGCATCGACCGCGGCACGTACTCGATCTGGCGGACGTCCACGTTCGACGCGAACTCGTTTGCGACGGACATCGGCACGCAGGTCACCTCCACGACCATTCGTCCGATGCTCAACCGCATCATGACGCAGCGTGCGCGCGGCAAGCGGGCGGCCGATCTGCTCGTGATGTCCACTGAGCACTATGCGGCCTACGACGCCGCGACCGTGGCCATCCAGCGTGTCACCGATGGCGGCGACGTGCTCGGCAAGTTGGGCTTCACCCGTCTGAAGTACTTCGGCGCCGGCCGCACGGCCGACATCGTTCTGGATGGTGGTATCGGCACCAACATGCCGTCGAACACCACCTACGGTCTGGAGACGGACAGCCTGCGCCTTCGCTACAACCCGAACCGCAACTTCCAGAAGCTGTTCGAGGGCGAAGGCATGAAGCCGATCAACCAGGACGCCGTTGTCCAGTACATCGGTTTCATGGGCGAACTGACGCTCGTGAATCCGCTGTTCACTTGGAAGATGTACGATTCCAACCCGGCGGCCTGACCTTGAGGGCGGCTGAAGCCGCCCTCTTTCCCTTTCATCAAATCTCTAAGCCACGGAGCTTCAAATGGCTTATACCAAGACCTCCACGGCTGTTGGCTTGCCGGCGCTTACCGCGACCGTCGCCAGCAGCGACTACATCAAATCGCCTGCCATCGGAACGATCGCGCAGTTCACCGATCCGACCTATGGCACCGGCGAATTCATCTGGCTCAACGGTGTCGCGAGCACCGTGGCGGGCGATCTGGTCATCTTCGACCAGAAGGCCGGCACGACAAAGCGAGCCGTTGCGGGTGACCGCGGCCCGTGCGCTGTGGCTATGTCGGCCAACGTCGCCAATCAGCAGGGCTGGTATCAGATCAGCGGCTCGGCCGTTGTGACTGCCGGCACCGTTGCGGCGAATGGCAACGTCTATCTCACCGCGACCGCCGGCAGCGTGGATGACGCCACGGTGGTCGGTGACAAGGTGGACGGCGCCCGCTTCAAGACCGCGGACGGCACCCCGGCCGCTGGTCAGGCCGTGGTCCAGATCGAACGTCCGTCGCTCAACGGCAACGGCTGATAGCGTTCTACCTCCCAACTGAAGGGCGGCCTCCGGGCCGCCTTTTTCTTTCACACCTTCTCAGACAAGGAAACCGCAATGGCTGACGCGCAGAAGGCGGCTCTGGTCGCCACGTTCAAAGTCCACTCGATGCTCAACGAGGCCAAGACCAAAACCGCAGGTCGTCCGATCTATGACGACATCGAGGTTTGCGAGATCAGGACGGCCGGCGACCGCAATTCCGTGAAGGTCTTCCCGGCCCATGAAGTCTCGCACATGGAGGAACTGGAAGACGGCGGATTGGGCGAGCCCGTCACCTATGCCATGAGGTTCCCGGAGCAGTACCGGAAATTCAAGGACGGCCATACGCAGGTGCAGTCCGGCACGCCGCTGGAAGAGCTTCCGTTCCTCACGCAAGGCAAGCGTCTGGAACTGAAGGCTCTCCATGTCCATACGGCCGAGGCTCTTGCGTCGCTGGATGGCACGCCGCTGAAGCAGATCGGCATCGGTGGCCGCGAACTGAAGAACCAGGCTCAAGCCTACCTCGATAACGCCAAGGGCTCGGCCGACGTGACCCGGCTGGCGCAGGAAAACGAACTCCTGAAGCAGACCATTGCTGACCTTCAGCGCGGGCAGAAACCGGCCGTTGAGGCGCCTACGCCATTCGATGACATGCCCGCCGATGAGCTGAAGGCGTTCATCGAGGACAAGACCGGCTCCCGCCCGCGTGGCCAGCCGTCGCATGAAACCCTTGTCCGCATGGCCAAGGAATTGGTTGAGAAAGAGGCGGCCTGATGACCGTTCTAAGCGCGCTCCAGAGCACGGCAATCCGCTGCGTCGGCCAAAAGCCAACCAGCATCTTTTCTGCCACCTCGGGAATTGCGCTCGAACTGTCCGATCTGGTCAATGAGGCCGCCAAAGACATCCTCAAGGCCCACGACTGGACCGGGCTGACCAAGCTCGCAAGTCTTCCGGGGGACGGGAGCACGATCGCTCTTTCGCTCCCGGACGACTTCGACCGCTTTCCGAAGCAGGTTCGCATCTTCTCAACGCAGTGGCCGGCGCTTCCGTACAGGCGCGCGCGCGATCTGGACGAATGGTACTTCAATCAAAAGTTCGTCTATGTCGGCACGCCGGGATGGTGGCTCATCAATGGCGGCAAGTTGAATGTCTACCCGGCCGTTCCGTCAGGCCAGAGTGTCGAGTTTTACTACATCTGCAAGAATGGCATAACGGCAGCCAATGGTGCGGCGAAAGCGTCGTTCACGGCCGATGACGACACCTTTGCATTGGACGAACGGCTTCTGACCCTTGATTGCATCTGGCGCTGGAAATGCCAAAAGGGCCTTGAATACGCCGAGCACATGCAGAACGCGGAGATCGCCCGATCCAAGGCCATCTCGGACGACAAAGGGCCGCGGATACTGGCGCAGGGGCGCAGCCGGTCATTCCCCATCGCTTACCCCGGCAGGATCGTTAACCCGTGAGGACGCCGGCAGCGCCCAACAAGCCGCGCACGTCGCGGCTCAAGGTGTTTCCCGCCCCAACCGGCGGGTGGATTTCAAATCGCAACCTGGCTGTGCCCAATCAGTACGGCACGCAGCCCGGCGCCGCTGTGCTGGAAAACTACTTTCCTCTGGCCACTTCAGCGGTGCTGCGCCGCGGCTCGGAACTGTATTCGACCATCGGTACCGGCCCCGTTGGAAGCCTGTTTGGCTACATCAACGGCACGAACAAGAAGCTATTCGGAGCGAACGAGACCGACATTTACGACATCACGACGGGCGCTAGCCCTAGTTCCGTGATGGGGTCGCTCGCCTCTGGTGAGTGGTCGGTTGTCCAGTTCGAGACCTCTGGTGGGGTCTTCCTTCGTGGTGTCAACGGCGCGGATACGCCGTTTGTATTCGACGGCTCGGCATGGAGCACGTCGCCGGCCATCACCTTCGCGGACGGCACCACAGGCGATCAGCTTATCAACGTCTGGGCCAACCAAAGCAGGTTGTGGTTCATCAAGAAAGAAAGCCTGACGGCCTACTATCTCCCTGCGGAGTCGATTGGTGGCGCGGCCGTTGCATTCCCTCTGGGATCTGTCTTCACCCGCGGCGGTTCGCTCCTGTTCGGCGCGTCATGGTCGATTGAAACGCTCGGTGGTCTTAACGAGCATTGCGTCTTTGTGACGACTGAGGGCGAAGTTGCCGTGTACCAGGGCAACGACCCGTCCAGCACGTCCACGTGGTCCATTGTCGGCGTGTACCGGATTGGCCGTCCGCTCGGCCCGAAAGCATGGATCAGGGCAGGCGGCGATCTGGTCATAGCGACCGATGTGGGCTTTGTGCCGCTCTCTCAGGCGATGCAGCGGGACTATTCTGCACTGTCACCTTCTGCGGTGTCCTACCCCATTGAGACGGCATGGAATGATTCCGTATCGGCGCGCAGCGGTGCCTATTGGCATTGTGAGGTATGGCCGACAAGCCAGATGGTGGTTGTCGCGCCTCCGACCGTCACAGGCACCATGCCTGAGATGTATGTCGCGAATGCTCGAACCGGCGCATGGGCCAAGTTCACGGCATGGGATGCGAACTGCCTCTGCGTCTGGGACGGACGCATGTTCTTTGGCTCGCAGGCCGGGAAGGTTGTCGAGGCAAACGTTGGTGGCTCCGATCAGGGCATTCCCTATACCAGCATCTATATTCCGCTGTTTGACGACCTAAAGTCTCCCGGCTCGATAAAGATTGCCAAGATGGCGCGCGCGGTGCTGCGCGGCGGCCTCACCGTCAACGAAAAGGTTTCGGTAAACGTCGATTTCAGCACCGACACCCCAACAGCGCCGAATGCAACTCCAGTCTCTGGTGTCTCGGCATGGGGGGCGGGGGCATGGGGCTCGGCGGTGTGGGGCGCGGGATTGTCGTCCGCCACGCAGCAGAACTGGCAGCCCGTGGGCGGCCTCGGCTACACGATGGCGCCTTGCGTGCAGATCACGAGCGGCAGCGCCGTGCCTCTGGATACGCAGATCGTCCGCACGGACATGACCTACGACATGGCGGACGTGGTGACGTGAAGCCGTTGTTCGACCATGATGAAGCTGTCGCGAAGTTCGTCGCCTCGCTCATTCCGGGGATGGAAAGAGGTTTCAGCGCGAACAAGGCGATTGGCATCATAAACGGCGACGGCACCTTGGTCGCTGGCCTCGTCTATCACAATTGGGAGCCGGAAGCCGGGATCATCGAGATTTCCGGTGCAGCGATCGATAGCCGGTGGATGACGCGGCCGATCCTGCAACTGATGTACGACTATCCGTTCCTGACCTGCGGCTGCCAGATGATCGTGCAGCGCAATTCTGCAAGGAACGAACACCTCAACAGGCAGCTCCGCCGCTGGGGCTATGACGAATTTCGCATCCCGCGCATGAAGGGCCGGGATGAAGACGGCATTGTGTTCACGCTCACCGACGATCAATGGGCCGCGCACCCGATGAATATGCGCAAGAAGAAGGTCGCCTAATGTCCAAGCCGAGCCCGCCGACCCCTCCCGATCCGAAAGAGACCGCCGCCGCCCAGACCGGCACGAACGTCTCAACCGCGATTGCCAACGCCGCCCTCGGGAATGTCAATCAGGTCACGCCGCAAGGGAACTTGACGTATAACCAGACCGGCTCAAAGTCGATCTACGACCCGAGCACGGGTCAGACCTATGATGTGCCGACCTATACTGCGACGCAGACGCTCTCGCCGCAGGAACAGGCGATCTTTGACCAAGGCGAGGCCGCAAAGGGCAACCTTGCGACTACGGCGAACAATGCTTCAAGCTTCCTGAAGGACTATCTCGGCAAGCCGGCCGACCTGAATACGATGAATCAGGCGACGGCGGACAACATCTTCAGGCTCGGCAGCGCGCGTCTGGACCCGATGTGGAAGGCCAATCAGGACGCCTTTGACGCCAAGATGGCGGCGCAGGGCGTCGCTCCGGGGTCGCAGGCCTACGACAACGCCTATCGCGATTTCAACGCGGCCAAGAACGACGCCTACAATAGTCTCGCCCTTTCGGGACAGAACCAGGCATTCAGCGAGGCGCAGGCCTCCCGCAACCAGCCAATCAACGAAATCACGGCGCTCTTGTCCGGCTCGCAGGTTAGCCAGCCGAATTATGCGCAGACCAACATGCCAACCATTCCGACGACGGATTACGCCGGCATCGTGAACAATAATTTCAATCAGCAGATGGGTATTTACAATTCCCAGATGCAGCAAAGCAACGCCTTGATGGGCGGCATGTTCAGCCTCGCGTCCGCCCCGCTCTATGGGATGAGGTTCTCGGACGAGCGGCTGAAGGAAGACGTTGAGAAGGTCGGCAAGGTCAATGGGCAGAACATCTACAAATTCCGCTACAAGTCCGGCGGCCCGATGCAACTCGGCGTGCTCGCCCAAGAGGTAGAGAAGAAGCAGCCCGATGCGGTCAAGACCGATCCTGTGAGCGGCTACAAAATGGTTGACTACGGCAAAGCTCTGAAATTGGGGGCGGCCTGATGGCTCTATCCTTCGCATTCGATCCGAGTCAGGGCGAGACACCGCAGACCCTTGAGAGCAAGCGCGCGATTGCTCAGGCGCTTGCCATGCGGGGTATGGGCCGAACCCCGCGCAATGCGGGTGAGGGTCTTGCTGCCGTTGGAAACGCGCTGGCCTACGCAATGGCGATGGGGAATTTCAACAGCGCCGAAACCGCAGCACAAAAGGACTATGCGAGCGCGCTGGCGCCTTTGCTGTCGGGTGGCGCGGCACCTGCGGCTGCTCCTGCGGCGCCTGCCGCTCCCTCCGCTCCTCCCCAGCCTCAGATTCCGGCGGCGGCCGTCAGTGGTGGCGACCTGACGAGCACGCCCGCGCCGTTGTCGGGCGGCTTTCCGCAAGCCAGCGCTGGACTCCCGGATGCTGTTGCTAAGCTCGAAAGCAGCAATTCGCCCGTGGACGGCCCAGCTCAGGGGTACGCGAATTACCGCTATCAGCAGTTCCCGGCCTTTGTGAAGCAGTACGGTGCCGGCGCCGATGGTGTGCTCAATTACGCCAAGCAGGTTCTTGCCGCCAACCCGAACGCCACCTTTGGCGATATGTATGGCGGTTACGTCACAGGGACCGGCGATCCCGCGACCGCCAAGATGGCGAATCTCCAAACGACGACACAGCCGGGCGCTCAGGGCGCCTATGGGAATTTGGTTCGCAATTCCCCGATTGATCCACGGACGCCGCTTTCCCAAGTGCTGGGGACGCAGGTCGCGAGCAACGATCCAAATTTTGTCCCATCCTCGACGGGCGGGATGAACCCGCAGCTTTCGGCCTTGCTGTCCCCGAACATGACGGTTGGCCAGTCTGCCCTCGCGCCGCTCGCATTCAATGGCCAGCCGCAGAGCGCCAATCCGCTGGCGAGCACGTCGTCTTTCGCGCCGGCCGAAGCCTCGGCAGGCCAGCCGAACATCACGACCGTTCAGACCAAGCCGACGAGCCTCCCGGTGGAGGGGAGGGCGGCGGTCGTTCAGGCGCTGTCCAATCAGGGTCAGCCTGCGGCTGCTGCGGCACCCGCTGCTGCACCGACTGCAGGCGTTCCGCCGCAGATTGCTGAGACCATCCGCAAGCTGTCCATGAACCCGCTGCCACAGGCGCAGACGATGGCTGCGCAGTTGATGCAGCAGTACATGAAGCCGCACCAGTACGGGTTCCAGACGTTGCCTGACGGCACCGTTGTTCGCACCGACCCGAGGGATGGGTCTATCCAGCCGGTCTACCAGAGCACAAAGCCTGTGTTCCAGACGATAGAAGATCGGGACGGCAACAAGGTTGGGATCTTTGTAGACCCCGCGACAAAGCAGGCGTGGGATCTGAACGGGAAGCCGCTTAACACGGGTGGGCTACCCGGCAATGGTCCTGTTACCTCCCCGGATGCGCAAGGCCAGGTAGGTGGCCAGGCTTACCTTGAACAGCTTCGGAAGGTCGATCCTGGACGGGCCGGCGTCATTGAGGCGCTAATCGAAGGACGCCTCACTCCGCCTCAGCTCGGCCGCTAC